CTCTCTCCCTGGAAATCAAAGACATACGCTGTGTTTTCGGAGATACCCTCTGTCGAAAAGTCGCTCCACGCATGCCCTTGCCTGTAAATTCTTCCGGCAAGTATGTCCAAAGCATACTCTTCACGTTCAGCATCTTTCTTTAGCCACACGCAACTTGCCTTTACATGGTCTATAATCCGCTGTAACAGTGCCTCAGATCCGGATGCAGCTACGCATTCTCTCATGATTTCAAGCCATTGCTCCGGAGAAAATTCTCCGGCATCGGTCTCATAATACACCGAGTACACCATTGTTTCTTTCTTGTGCCCCATGCGATTGACGTAATATCCTCCGGTGCCTCTTGACCTACCTTGTCTGTTGCGAATCCTGTAGTCTTCCAGCCTATGTACCTGCATCAGCCCACCTCCTTAACCCTCGTAACATGGGAGCAACGGAAGATTGGTCCCATAGTGTTCCCTCCCTTGTCAAGCAATGCATAATAATTATGCTTCAAGTATAGGTTCGGATTATGCTTAACTGCGTCTGTATTGGTCTTCTGCAGACAGCCCTCGTAGGCTCTTCCATCAAACAGCAGCACCTTGACCTGTCTGCCTATGTATGTTTCAAGCTTTTCTCTCTTCATTCACTGTTTCCTCCATTTTCTCAAAATAGAATTTGATAGGTTCTCTGTTCTCCTGTACCATGCCATATCTGACTGCAATATTATATGTGCATACATCCCTTGCCAGCCTGTCCGGTATCTTCTGGAGCTGTTTCCGGAATTCTTCCAAATCCATGGTTGCCTTATAACGATTGCATGAGCCACAGGCCGGCATGAAATTTTTAATATCATGCACATCGATACCTGTAAAATCCTCTGTGTACTCATAGTTTCTCAGGCAATACAGGTGATCGACATTGAATCCCTTTTCCGGAATTTTGCAGCCACAGTACGCACAATGTCCGTCATACTTTGCGTACACCCGCTTTCGCACTGATTTTGGAATCGGTTTTCGCATTTGACTTCACCTCACAATCCTTAGTTTTTCTCTGTTCTTCCTCGCATGATAATCGTCTATCATATACTCCTCGCACTCTTCCCTTTCCATATTTTCTGGGCTCTCTCCATCAAAATTATTGCATATATCGCAAAAGAAGCACGGGTGCCAGTCATATGGTACTTCTTCCGGATTAACAGTAAGGCTCTCTGCATTATTGATACACGACCTGCATAAACAGTAGTAACATGGATCCACCATCGGAACTCTCTCTTGCTTATGTTCCGGTGGCTTTTCCTCTGTTATATTCATAAATTTATCAAATGTTAGCTGACCGTTCATGGCTATTCATAGGTCGGCTCTGGCTTTGTATCGGAATAAACAAAATCCTCGTCTGCAGTCTCGTCTATGATAATTCGTGCATCCGCTCTCTGCAGTTTCGCAAGAAGCAAATCAAACTTATTCATGTGCCTAAGTGAATATATGTCAGGATTTGTGTCTGTTCTAATTTCCCATCCGGCTTTTCTATCCCCTGTCCAGTGCGAAAGACGTACTGTTCTGTTTAATTTATCCTGCTGTTCTTCATCATCCACTGTAAAGTCAATAGTTGCATACTTGAATGAGCTCCAGCTTCTCTCACCCTCTTCTTCGAATTCAAAATGTACATCCATCGCCTCGTATTCAGCATTATCCTCTATCACAATCTCTCGGCCCTCTACCTCCATATCACCGGCAACAAACTTCTTATATTCCTTGAACAAATCAGATATCTTTATATCTGTTTCCTGCGGTTCTTCCATCATAAACTTAAAATTTTCCAACAAATTTTTGTTGTCAGTAAGGACAGACTTATTGACCATTTCCGTAAGAAGTGTGTCCAATTTTACAATGTATCCACTCATGTCGTAGCTTTCAATAAACGGAACTAAAACCTGCTCAACTCTTTCTTTGACCGCCTTTTCAAGCTTTCCATAATTAAATGAACTAGCTATTGCTTTTTCTATTCCATCCGTCACCTTTTCTCTAATAATCTGGTCAACAGTTCCATCCGATAGGATTTCATCTGTGATTCTCTTAATATCTTCATCAAAATTTGCCATGTCTCTTTCCTCCTAAAGTTCAGTTTAATAGGCTTCAAACTCTATATCGCCGCTGCCATCTTCGATAAAATTAACATTATCTGCACCGAATGTTTCTTCGAAGATTCTAACAACTTCTTTCTTATCTTCAATTTCTCCAATGTCTAATCTTTCAGCCACATCATTGGCAACATCTTCAAACAAATCCTCGTTATCTGTTTTAACTTCGATGCAATGCAGAAACTCTATCTTCTCAGCAAAATCAAATTTCATACTTTATTCACTCCTAAATTCTAATTTTCAGCTGTTTCCATTTTGGAAATAGCTCAGTTTAGCTATAATTTTCTGTTAAAAATCTGCCACAATAAGGACAGTTAGAGATATGCGATGTTTTATATAAGACACCAAAATCATCTCTAATTTCAAATGGTTCATTGGCTTTATGCCCCTTACATATACAACATGGTTGTTTTTGCTTTTCAAATTTACTCATATAATTTCTCCCTTAAATTCTAACTTTACATGCAATTCCTAATATATTCTTCCACAGCAGTTTTTGCATTTTCAGGCTCACAATAAATCATGCAACCGCTAATAGTGCTGTCTGCAATATCAGAGTCAGTTAAGTCTGCACCATTTTTTTCAAGCCATGAATCCAATTTCTCACACACATCCAGCAACTCCATTGCTAACCTTTCTCGTCTGTCGATGATATTCTGAATTTTCTTTGGAATTTTCATGTTGTTACCTCCACTAAATTCTAATTTTCATATCTTTTGTCTTTAACTTCAACAAACTCTTTTGAATTACGCTCTACGATAAAAATGATTCCATCGCTTCCTTTGACTGTCATATAATTTGCGGTATCTCCCAAATCAATAACAATTTTTCCGTTAACAATTTGTGCTGTTGCAAATATTTTTCTTCCTGTACTCATGATTACTACCTCCACTAAATCTTAATTATGTGTATCTCTAAAGTTCTCCATTGCCCACTTATTACCGGTTGCCTGCACATTTGCTCTAACTCTCTCCTGTGGTGTAGAACCTCTGCCAACACATGCGAGTATGGATTTCCTTACGGAGCTTCCCTCCGTCAGCCCCATTGCGTCCAGAGCCTCCTTTGTTCCACACTCATCACAGATCATCGTCTTGTTGTCCACCCTCGACAGAGCTCTTAGCCATTCTGTATCTCTTCCACATTTCGGACACTTCATATTTTCTTTCATGGCCGGTGTGATTGCCGCACCAATGGTCTTTGCGGTATGCACCCATACAGTAATTCACATGAATGCAGCTTCTACACATTTCCTCCGGATCCATTACTCTCCTTTCCGGGCGGTGCACCACGACCGCCCTGTTTTATTTCGTGATATACATTATTCCTGACCATGAGGTAGCTTGGTGCCTGATTGCTGTTCCAGATATTTCTTATTGGCGGCTGATATAACCGCCAGCACATCCTGTAATCTGCATGTGATCAGCAGATTCTTCTCCGGTATCTCTAATGTAATGATACCTCCCTGCACAGTTGATGTGATTTTAATATCACACTGCTCCAGATTGACTGCTCCGCCTTTCCGTAGGCTCTTTCCATTGCGGATTTTTCTTATCACTGCTTTTCCGTCTATTACCATTGCATCTGTAAATCCTGCCATTTATGCCTCCTTGAAATTTACCGGAAGTACCAGGGCTGTCATATCGCTATCATCTGCCTTAATAAGAGCAGGCTGTTTGGCCGAGGTAAGTTCCAACGTTACTGTGTCACATTCAAAAGCCTTGAGGCTGTCCATCATAAGCCTCGGATCAAAGGCGATCTTCAAATCTTTCTCAAATGGTTCGATTACCGGAATCTCCTCGTGAAAGTCTGCCATGGTGCTTCTGTATGTAAGTCCAATGGTGTCTCCGCTCATGTCCATGATTACAGGTGCCTTGTCTTCTGCCGAGCCGCAAAGCCTTGCACGATTGATAGCTTCCATTAACACCCTGCGGTCAATGATTGTGAACATTTCCCCACTCATGAACATTTTCTTGTACTTGAAGTATTCGCCCTGGATAATTCTGGTGTAGACCTCATATTCCTCCGACTTGAATAATGCTCCGTTTCCGTCATGGTAGATGGAGACATCACCCTCGAAGTCCATCTTCTTTACATTCTCCATAGCTGCTCTCGGAACGATAATCTGGAACTCGCCCTCATAATCGATGCAGTCCCAGGCAATCCTGTGTCCGTCCAGACCGACAAAATTCAGCTTTCCATCCATGCATTCAAGATACATGCCAAGCATCTGCTGATTGGATCCGCTTACAGCAACCGCATAAATTACATGGTCGATTGCCTTTTTCAGCTTTAATGCCGGTATCTTGGCAGGCTCTTTGTCTGTATCAATGCTCTTTGTGTAGGCAAACAGCTCTGCGTCCAGTGTCTTGAACTGGTTCTTGATCGTTCCTGTCTTGATAACAAGGTTTCCTTTGCTCACGCTGACTTCAAGCTCCCCATCCGGAAGACTGCCGATGAAATCAAAGGCTTTCGCAGGGATGATGAATGGTTCTGTTTTCTCCTCCATGCCCTCTAATTTCGCCTTAACGGTCAGATTTGTGTCCGAGGCGATTAAATACCCGTCCGAACATAAAACTCCTTTCAATGCCTCAATCGTGGTCCTTGATGGTACTATTCCTTTCAGCTGTCCTATTTTCTTTGACAGCTCACTTTTATTGATCCTCATAATTCTTCCTCCGTATCACTCAAAATAACTTCTACCCTTGGTTCCTCTGAATAATATTTCTCACAGGTAATGCTCACCACCTGTGAATCGTCATGGTATGCCAGATGGTTCAGCGCATCTGCATATACTTTGACAACATTATCGATATCCGGTTTCTTGGTTGGACGTTCCTCTCCGTTTGCCATCATCTGTTTTCTTTTCTTGCTTGCACTGGCCGGAATGGTGTAATATGCCTTGATCTGCATCATCACAGGAACCTTTTCCGGAAAGCTGCCCTTGCACTGCCTCCGGTACTCCCATCCGATCAAGTTCTCATACACCAGCGTGGCTTCCGGTGTCCTTGGATGTGCCGCAGGATTCATGGGATTAAACCTCGGACGTCCTTTCCCTTTTGGCTCCCCCGGCACTGTAAATGCCCTAACCATTTGAAGCTCCCAGGTGCTTTTCCAGAATTATCTGCAAGCTTTGTGGTTCCAATGCCTTTTACGCTGCCAATCTCGCCGATAATCTCAACAATATTTACAGCAGGCTTGGCAGGAGCAACTTCTTTCCCACGATGAAAGCCCTCACTCCTTGCTTTCTCTACTCTATCCTCCACGTAATGTACCAGCTGTTCGTCTGTCATTTTGCGGATTTTGACCGCTTTCTCATGAATCTTGTCCTCATCAACTGTTCTGCGACAGCTTCTTTTCTTCGCCATTTTATGCTCCTTTCGTTCGTTCCTGCTGGCATGCGATATTGCAATACCAGCAGTGTAATCTTTATAGCCCTCGCTGTTCCGGCACCACATATTACATACTCAGTACAATCCGACTGGCTGATAACTCATAAGCTGTGTGTCGCTCCGAATTATCCTCACTAATTTTCTTT